GCTTTATGTTGTTTAATGTTCTTATACGAACATGATGTTAAGTATTCAAAAGATTAAATTTTATATTATGAAGGAGTTTTAAATGAAGTTATCAAATCAAACGTTAAATGTTTTGAAGAATTATGCAAGTATCAATCAAGGCATCGTCTTTAAAAAAGGCAATACTATTTCAACCATGTCTGCTCAAAAAAACATCTTGAGTGAGGCAACAATTCCAGATGAGATTCCACAAAGTTTTGGTATCTATGATCTGAACAATTTTCTATCAGTTGTATCTTTAAACAAAGATCCTGAAATTGAATTCGATGAGAAAAATGCAATCATTAAATCTTTAAATGGTCGTTCTAAAATCAAATATCGTTTCACTGAAGCGTCAATGATTGTTACACCACCAGAAAAGAAGATTACACTTCCATCAGTAGATGCAACGTTCACTCTTACAGAAGAAGACTTTGCATGGATTCAAAAGACATCAGCAGTATTAGGTTCACCTCATATTGCGGCTGTAAGTGATGGCTCAGAAGTTAATCTAGTGGCATTTGATGCTACAAATGATTCTGCTCACACAACTTCAATTAAAATTGAAGCACAAACAACTGGTTCATATAAGATGATTTTCAAAACAGAAAATCTTAAAATGATTCCTGGTTCATATATTGTTGAAATTTCTTCTAAAGGTATCGCAAGTTTCAAAAATACAAAAGAAGATATTCAATATTGGATCGCAACAGAAGCAACAGGAGCTTAATATGGCATCAGTATCAACAATTTTTGGTAATTTCAACGAAGAACAATTGAAGGCATTAAAAGATGCTCTTAATGAAATGGGTCAATGTATGCAGAAAATGGATACTGAAAAACTCATCATTAATGACATTATTGGTGCTACACATGACAACTTAAAGATTCCTAAAAAGATTCTTAAACGTATGGCTGTTGTTCATTATAAAAATACATTCAGTCAACAAGTGGTCGAAGATAAAGAATTTGAAGCACTATACGTTGGCGTTTCGGAGGTTAAGTAAAATGGCTTTAAAAATCTTTGTAAATAATTTTGATGGTAATGCTAGTGATTCTATTGCTATTAATAGTGATCAAGTGATTTCAGTATATGAAACTGAAGTTGAAGAAGGTACTGGTAAGAAAAAGACAACTAGAAAGATAACAAATATCTATTGTCAAGGTAATGCTACATTCCAAGTTAAAGAAAAGTATCTAGATGTTGTTGCACGGTTTAATGAAGTTTAATTTATTATATTATATTATGAGGTGTGTGAATGAGCGAACAATTACTGTGGACGGAAAAGTATCGTCCTAAAACTGTAGAAGATTGTATTCTTCCAGATGCAATCAAAACTACTTTTCAAGAGTATGTCAAATCTGGAAATATTCCAAATTTATTATTATCTGGTTCGGCCGGCGTAGGGAAAACTACAATTGCCAAAGCCTTGTGTAATGAAGTTGGTTGTGATTTCATCATAATCAATGGTTCAGATGAGAGTGGTATTGATGTCTTACGAAATAAGATTAAGAACTATGCTTCTTCTGTATCATTATCAGGTGGTCGTAAAGTCATCATCATTGACGAAGCGGATTATCTAAATCCAAATTCAACACAACCAGCTCTTCGTGGCGCAATTGAAGAGTTTGCAGGTAACTGTTCATTTATCTTCACATGTAATCAAAAAAATCGAATCATTGAACCAATTCATTCACGGTGTGCCGTTATTGAATTCAAAATTCAAAATGGTCAAAAGGCCAAGATGGCTTCAGCATTTTTCAAACGTGTTGAATGGATTCTAGGTGAAGAAAAGATTACATATGATAGAGAAGTTATTGCAGCTTTAATCACTAAACATTTTCCAGATAATCGTAGAATTCTGAATGAGTTACAAAGATATTCTGTATCGGGAACAATTGACAATGGTATTCTTTCTAATATTGTAGACATCAATCTTACAGAATTAATTAAGACAATTAAAGATAAAGATTTTGGTTCAATGCGTAAATGGGTCACTCAAAATTTAGATAACGATCCAGTTAGAATTTATCGTAAGATTTATGATTCACTATATGATAATCTTAAACCGAATTCAATTCCAAATGCAGTTATGATTTTGGCCAAATATCAATACCAAGCAGCTTTTGTGGCTGACCAAGAAATTAATCTTGTAGCTTGTTTAACTGAATTTATGGTAGAATTGGAGTTAAAATGAAATTAGATCATACTGCTAAAATGGATATATTAGGTCGTATGGGTGAAAAGGTTGTATCTAATTATTTTGCCAAACGTGGTGTTATGGTAGAACAAGCTGTGAATCATTTTGATCATACTAAAGATTTAACTGCTGATGGTAAAACTATTGAAGTTAAAACACAAGTTCCTTTTATTCTAGAAAAAGCTTTTACATTTAAAGAAAATCAATTAACAAAATGTAGAAATGTTGACGAATTATATTTCGTGGCTATACCAGCACCTAGACATCACTTTGAACATGAAGGATGGTTATTTCGTGTTGACCCTAAGAAATTTAAAACTAGAACAAGAATGACAAAAGACGGTAGAAAAATGGTACTTATTGACATCTATCAAGAAGCAGTTAAACCTGTTGAAAAAATGGCTGATGAAGTCATCAAAGATATGATGAAATATACTGTATCGGATTATTAAAATGGCAGATTTATTTAAAGAGATTATTCCATCAATTTTACAGACCAAAAAAGATTATTTGGTTGATGAACATGATGAGAAAGCATATGCCAGAGATGCGTTCCTAGTAAACAGGGCACTATCTTATCATATGGATTGTGTGTTGTATGCAAACCAGATGAACATGAATCCACACTTGGATGCCAAATTACAATATCAGTATTACATAAATACTATTAGATCAATGAAACGGAAATTTCAACCGTGGCAAAAGGTCAATAAAAATAGTGATTTGAATGCTGTTAAAGAATATTTTGGTTTCAATAATGAAAAAGCCAAACAAGCCCTTCGCATTTTAAATAATGATCAAATCACTTCAATAAAAGAAAAAACAAACAAAGGTGGAGTGACCAAATGATTCGTATCGAAGACCTGGTTGAGGTTCTATTAGAAGAAAAAGATGACTTTCTGAAAGTCAGAGAAACCTTAACTCGTATAGGACTTGCATCCAAGAAAGATAATACACTATATCAATCTTGCCATATTTTACACAAACAAGGTAAATATTACATAGTCCATTTCAAAGAACTCTTTGCTTTGGATGGTAAAGAAACTGACCTCACCGAAAACGATATTGCACGTAGAAATACCATTGTCAATTTATTGGCTGAATGGGAATTGGTAAAGATTGTTAATAAAGACCAGACAAAGGATCCAATCGTTTCTATGTCACAAGTTAAGATTATTCCATACAAAGAAAAAGATGAATGGAATTTGGTAACAAAATATAGTATTGGTAAGAAACTTAATACAAGTAATTACACAGACTAATCTAATGATTATCTGTAGGGTGGTTGGTTGACTTACTGAATAAGTAAGTATATAATAGTAGTTATAGTAGTGAATCAAATTACTATTATGTAATATAGGCCTCAAGTTAGACCTTTGACGAAAGTCATCTCTAACGATCTGAGTTTATAAATTTTTATAAACAAAGGAGAAATACTATGTGGACAAAACCAGCAGCTACTGAAATGCGCTTTGGCTTCGAAGTTACGATGTATGTAATGAACAAGTAATTCAAAACGTATCAGAAACACACCCGCCTATATGGCGGGTTTTTTATTTTGGAGATATTATGATCACGTTAATTGGCCACGGTTATGTGGGTAAGTATATCAAAAAAGAACTTGAAAAACAAGTTATCAAACATGAGTGGATTGACCATGAAACTCAACCATCAGCATCAACAAAAGTAATCATCAATGCAGGTGGATTTACTGGTGTTCCAAACGTGGATGCCTGTGAATCTCAAAAAGACAAAACTATTGATGGTAATGTTCTTTTCCCATTAAGACTATCAAGATGGGCTGAATTACGTAATATATCTATTGTTCATATCTCTAGCGGATGTGTCTATACAGGATACAAGGAAGGCGGTTGGACAGAAGAGGATGCGCCTAATTTTACGTTTGATAATGCATCATTCTATAGTGCCACAAAAGCATTAAATCAAGAGATACTTGAACCATATCTAAAACAGTCATATCTATTGAGAATTCGTATGCCTTTTGGACCAGATAATGACGATAAGAATCTGTTGACAAAACTATCAAAATATAATAAGTTGGTAAACTTTGAGAATAGTGTATCTAACGTGGAAGAGGTGGCTGAATGTGCAGTCTGGTTTGCTGAAAACTTACCACAACCTGGTATCTACAATGCTGTCAATCCTGGTGGCGTAAAAACGCACCAAATAGCACAAATGATGGGTTTAGTGAAGTCTTACTTTACAGATGAAGAATTCAAGGCAGCCGTTATTGCACCTAGAAGTAATTGTGTTTTAAATACTGATAAAATGCAAAAGGTATTTCAATTCAAAAATGCCACAGAATCTTTAATAGATTCTATTAATAAAATAAAACCATTATAAATAAACGTGATACGCCTTCGGGGTATCAATTTTATTAACTCGCTTAATTTAAGGAGAACTTAAACATGGTATCACCATATCGCTCATTATTACCTTCAACCGTTGGATTTGATAGACTCTTTTCAACACTTGACGAATTCGATACATTATTTTTAGAAGGTAAAAAAACTCAAACTTATCCACCTTACAATATCGTCAAACTTGATGACACCGATTATGCAATAGAAATCGCTGTTGCTGGTTTTGGTATGTCAGATTTAGATATAACAACAGAAGGTAATAAACTAACTATTACTGGATCAACTAAAGAAACAGATGGTAAAGAATATTTACATCGAGGTATTGGTACAAGAGATTTTACCCATACATTCACTTTAGCGGACACTGTTATTGTTAAATCCGCTAATATTGTAAATGGACTTCTAGTAATTATTTTAGAAAATGTTATTCCAGAAGAAAAGAAACCACGAAAGATTCAAATTGGTGAAAGTATAACACCATTGACTGGTATTGATCTTGTCAGACAATTGTATTCTGAACGTAGTGACTAATGGTAATTAATTAGTAAACGCTTGACATTTCTTGGTTGTTTGTGTATAATAGTATCATAAATAAATCTTTTGACGCAACAACCAAGGAATTTAACATAGCTAAGCCAGATAAATTTGTAAAGAAACCTAGTAGGAACGATATATCAGGATCACTGACACCCGTGCCTGATGGTCCATATGGTTTTGATAACGCATTTAGAAAGTTTAGAAAAAAGATTGATGAATCTGGTTTATTACGTGAAATTCAAGAACGTATGCATTATGAAAAGCCAACCACTGTTCGTAAACAAAAGAAAAGTGCAGCTAAGAAACGTTGGCAAAGAGAATTAGCTAAAACAAAAATACCTAAAAAGATGTAT